TCAAACGTGTAGCTGGTCGCGGCGGCATTTGTTGTCTGAGTGTCAGACTCAGTTCTGCGAGCCAGCTCAAGCGTTGCACCAAGCTGGTCCACTGAAACGTTTGTAAACTCATCAGTTGTTTCAAGCTCAGCTTTAATCTGAACGTGACGTCCCTGCACCACAGCAGCAACAAATTCAGCCCACGGCGTGTAGTCCGATTCAGATGGTGATGCCACCGTCGCTGTTCTCACATACGTCACCACATTGACCACATCAGAGGTGGTGCCATCAAACAAACCAGTGGCGTCATCGAACAAGCCAGACCTTGCATCAAATAAAACGCCTGTTGTCTCAGTTGGAAAACTGACGATGCTTCGGCGGACGATGAAGTCAAACGTGTCGCCAAGGTCAAACGTATCTTGGAATTGATACTCTGCCGCTCCATCAACTTCAAAGTACAAATCCTCGGCATAACCCAAAGCAACGTATGGGTTGACTACCAGATCAAGGTTGCCTGAAACAACGCTGCAGTTGGTCTTCGTGCCGTTAAACGGCGTACTTAGGTTGTGCTCTTCATAGGTTTTGACGACATGCCTTGAATCAGGCTGCGGCAATGCAACCTCAAACGCTGTTTCATTGACAGATCGGTTGCCTTGAAAATCCTCTGCTTTCAAGAAATACGTTCCAGCAAGCAGTGGCACCTGTTTTTGCGTTGATGCGCCAGAAACGCCATCGACAATCCGATTGCTGGCGTTCCATTCAGCAGATGCTAGAGCGCGTGGGTCATGTCGGATAATGATGCGACCACCAAGCTGCACATCCAACTCATCAACCTTTTTCCACGACAAGATCGCCAAAGTCTCAGTTGTTGGCGTAAGGCTCAGGTTCCGGATGTCATTTGGTGCAGCACCTAAGCCCTGAACGGTGTAGTTAGCCAGAGCAGGCTTGCTGAACAGAATGTTGCTGCTGCTGATGCAGCTCACTTGGATCTGATAATTGCCGGCTTTGGCGTCAAGGATGTCAAACGTTGTGCCTTGGACAATCACCTCAGTAAAGTTGTCATCCTCGTGGCGATAACGAACGCGGAACTTTTTGGTTGTTTGACCGCTCGGAACGCGCCAATGCCATGTGATCTTGATAGCTACCTTGCCGTTGAAGACGAACTGCACCTCTTTGGTTGGCACCGTTCCACCAGGCGGGATGGTTGCTAACACCTCAACATCTTCTGGCGGCTCAGGAATGATGTTCAGATTGGTTGTATCACGAGGTTGCAGCGCCTCGCCATCTTCAACAAACGCATACTTGCTGGCGTTATAGGCAACAGCACTGATCGTGTAGAGCAGTCCATCTTGCTCTTCAATCGACAACACGCGCCAGGTCGTTGGCTGAATATCTGTTGCACCCGTGCCAAGCGTTTCTAAAACCCAAATGCTGTTGGCATTAGGCACTGCGTAGAAATCACGGTCAACAGTGATCACGCCATTGGTGATGTCGGTAACGCGGAGCTTCTCGTCTGCAACTTCACCATCAACCGTTCCATCAGGCAAGATCACATAAAGGAACGAACCATCAGCAAAAGTCAGATCTGTGTTGGCTGTGTCGTCAACAGTGATCGTGTTGCTCGTGGCAGATTTGATGCGTCCACCTTTGCGAGCACCGGAGATTACAGGATCTGCAATCTGGATAATCATCCCGGGCCTTACGGTCTGCCCTGCATCAAGGCTGCTGGTGAAGCTGACAACCTCTTTTTCAAACTTCTCGGAATACAGAATCCACTTACCGATGCGTGCCGCTTGACCACGGCTGGTGCAAGCAAAGGCGCTGAACTCCTTACGCACCACGCCATATTTGGCAATACCATCGTGATCCTCAACAACCTCATAGGCCGTATCTTGCAGATCAATGTCTAGGTAACTGACGACAACAACAGTCGGGCGAGTCTTGAGGCTGCTGCCGCTGTAGTTAAAACCCTCTTCCGTGACGTTGGCGTTGGTGAACAGATAAGCAGCATCCTTTGGTGCGTCCTGCTCAATCGTTAGGCTGCCTGCTGCCCAATAGCCTTGGCAACGCATGACAGACAGCAGATCATTGATCAGCTTGAACGCTTCCTCTGCTGTTTGAATCGTGGTGTTGCAGCTAAATCGTGCCTCTTGACCGCCGAAACCGTCATCGACGAGTGCATTGGAGTATTTTGACGCTGCAAAAAACGCATACTTATCAAGTTGCGCGGTATCAATAAAGTTGCCAAACCCGTAACGAGTGTTGGTCAACAGGTCGTAAAGAATAAAGGCAGGACAAGCCGTCCAAGTTGCAGCGGCAAACGTACCGTTCCAGACAAAGTTTTCTGGATAGATGATCCGCCCAGTGTCGGAGTCAACAGTGACGCCTGCAGGAATCTTGACTTTTACGCCTTTGACAAAATACTTTCGCGTCGGAATGCTACTGAACTGCTCTGCTTCAACGCGCAGTGCAACTAACGCACTGTTTGGATAACGGAGCTTTGCATATTTAATCTCGGTCATGCTCGACCAAGAAAACTCATTAGTCAGAAGAATGTTGTCCTTTTCTTCGTTGCTTGCATCACGGTTGTCTCTATGCGTCCTAATTACTTTGACGCGGACGCTATCGCCTGCATTGGGTCGATCTAATGTAAGCAGATAGTCCTTCTGATACCTGTCCTCTGAACGACCGCTAATTTTATTGTTGACAACAGGATCGCCATACGACTGCGTGATTCCGTCTGTTCCGTTGAAATACTCAAGGAACATTTTGGTTCTAACGCTAGTGCCAAGCGTGTCACCGTTCTTCGTATTGATCTTCTGCAGCTGATTTAAAGTGATTGTGACTCGGACCGCATCAACCTGCGTGTCAGTTACCGTTTCAATAACTTCTTGCTGGAAGCGTACGGGACGATTGATCGGACGCTCGTTTTCCGTTCCAGACAAAATGGGAACGTAATTTTGCGCTTGGGTTCCGTTACGGGTGTAAACAGTAACGTCTTCAAAATTAAATTCATCGTCATCAGCCTGCAGCTGAGTCTCATTCAGAAAAATCGACTTGTTACCGTCAACCAAGCCTTCGATCTCGCCCTCTGAAATAAGGTCAAGGACGATTGCATACTGACGAGAATCAAGGCTGTCAGGCGTTGTTTTGGGCGAACGGCTGCTACCGCCACCACCTTTGCCGCCGCCACCACCTGCACCAATAATCGTGGTCATGCCTGCACCTGCTCAGTGTCAATGCCAGCAGAGATGACAACACTGCCGGTCAATGTTTTGCCGTAGACGATTGGAACTGGCGTTCCAGCGCGCGAGGTGTTTTGGATGCCGGAAAACGAGAATGACTTGCGTGGATCTTGCTGAGTGTCTGAGCCTTGCGCGATTTCAGGCGTTGGCGAAATTAATTGTGCAACGCCTCCAAGAATTAACGCTCCACCAGCTAATCCAACACCCAGCATTGACGTCAAGCCAAATGCTGCAGCGGGAACAGCAATTGAAATTGCTACAAGTGCAATTCCAGCAATAATCGAACCAGTGCCTCCACCTGCACCAACAATCACCGGCACTATCTTAATTTCTTCCTGTCCAACAGGATTGTGCAAGTCATCTAGCGTCAACGCTCCATCACCCACAAGCACTTTGTAGTGACGGTCTGCCATGTGGCCGTCAAGCTCAGGAAAATTAGCAATCAGCATCCGCACTGCCTCAGCAGCAGATGACAAATCAGCCTCAATCACCTTGCGGCCAACAAACTCAGCTAGCTGCCCGTAAAGCCTGACCTTACGCAACATGACGCAGCCGCCTCCCTGTACAGGATTGTAGCCAGCCCCCATAGAGATCTCTAGAGGACAGCCTCTCGGAAAGGTGATGCAGCACCATGCCATCACCAATGAAAACTGCACAGTGATTCAGCCCATTGCCATTGATCTGCATCAACAACAGATCACCACGTTCCAAAGGCTCATCTTCTGCAAGCTCCCGAAAGCCAGTGGCAGCCCACGCACCATCAAACATCGGAGCGGCTAAAAACTGCTCTGGTGTTGCCGGACGATCCCAGTCGCGTAGGTTAATGCCCTGTTCTGCGTACCAATCACGGGCAAGCGTCCAACAGTCATTCACCGCCCACGTCCACTTGCGGCCAATCAACGGGGCCTTGTAACCGCAGGGTGTGTACTCGCCCCAGGTCTCAGTCTTTGGATTGACGATGTACCAAGGCAAACCATGCTTTTCAGCTGACACCTTGTCGGCTTCGCTTGCGATTGGTGCGGTATTTGGATGGCTATGGACAATGCCGACGATTTCACCTGCATCGTCTGCAGCGGCGTAATCTTCAGGGTTAAGCACAAACATGTCCTGCATGTTGTGCGCCATATTTCGGCACGCCCAATACTTTCTACGACCCTTAACGACAACCACCAAACCAACCGCTTCCCATGGATCGCGATCTTTAGCGTCTTGAAGTGCTGTGTCGCGCCAGGTCATGCGAAGAACGTTCCAATGCCGGGGTAGCCACCAAACGGTAGCTCGTTGTTTTCACCAAATCTGCACTCACAACTGCTCTGACGTTTGCCGCATACATCATCAGCATCAGTAGTTACGCCTTCGTCATTGGCGTTAAAACGAGTAAAAGTCACGCCACCCACAACCTTGCCTGGGCCAACCGTAGGGTCATAGCCACACTCAGCAGACTTGTAGACCCACTGACAGCGGCTGATGCACTGACGCTTTGGTGCTCGGACACCAGCAAGGTCAAACGCTGAGGCCAACTCAAACTCAATCAGGTTGCGGTTTTCAGCCGATTTGCGATCAACGTAATAGATCTCCCTTGGGAAAATTGCTGTGCTGTCCGGCGTTCCATGCGGGTTGCCTTCAGATCCAACACCTTCAAAGAAATCACCTGACTCAGTGGTGAGCAGGTCGCCGCCTTCTGTAATTAGCAGGAACGGCTCACCCGTGAAGTTCACATCATCGATGTATCGCGCCAGAGTGCGGATGCGCGTGACCTTTGCACCCTCCAAACCGTTTGGCAGCGTTGCGATCAAAGCCGTAATGGTGCTGAACAGGTTGCTGATCCGAAGCGTTGGACGCGGCAAACTGCCCTGTCCGTTGTAAGCAAAACCATCAGCCTCCATTGGGATGGAGGTGTAAAGCTGCCCGCCAAACGTCACGCCCTGACCGTCGTTTTGGCGACCGCTGTCGAAGTAATACGTCTGATTGACGCCATGCTGATCAGCATTCAGCTCAAGCTGAAACAGCTCAATAACCTCCGTTG